AGCCGTCGCCCCCGCCGAACTCCCATTCGGCACGGGCGATGAGGCGTTTTTTTCTGCGTCCAGCAGCAAGCCCTTTGCAACATAGTGGCTCTGGAAGGCCTCGAAGATCGGCCAAAGGTCGAGAAGCGCGTCGATGGCGTCAGGAGTGACAGCGATCACTTTGCCCTCAGCATCGCCAATCCCCTCCCAGTCGAGGATGGCGGATCGCGCCAGCGCCTTGGCCATCGCCAGTGCAGCCTCCTCCGTTCTCGCCTCTTTCGGGAGGTCGGCAATCGCGGGGTCGCTACGCGCGGCGACCATCAGCACCGTGGTGAGCGGGCGGAGTTTTACGCGCACGCCGGAGACGAGGTCACACCAAAAGGGTGTGTTGGTCAGATCAAGGGTCAGCATGCATTGGTCTCTCAGTAGGAAGCGACAGTGTTGACAAGGACGGCGGTACAGAGGCGCGCAGGACTTGCGGCCTTGGCCGCCTGCCACTCGAAGGTCGCCTGAATGCCCTGCGGCCCGGGGATCTCAATCCGGGGGCGCGGCAGGTAGACAGCATGGGCCGTGAAGGTGAAGCTCGCATTTGCCCCAAGGCTATAGGCGAAGACCAACTCGCAAGGCGTGCTTTCCAGGGCTTGGGTGATGAGGGCCGTGTCGGCAAAGCGCACTTCCATCCGCCCGGTCAGTGACGCCATGCCGGGATCAGCACCCTCAATCTTGCCGTCCGCGCGGATGGTCTCGATCCGATCAAGACCGTTGGAATAGGTGACCTCCGCCGAGATGACATTGCCGAGCGGTGTGCCGTTTCGGGTGATTGATCCGTTAAAATGCCCAAAGCGCTGCAAGCCAAGCGCGGTGGTCGTACCTGCAGCCGTGGCGGCTGAGGCACTTTCCCCTTGCGCTATGAGCCGCGCAGATGCGGTCAGAAGACCTGAGCGTGACATCTGCCAACTCAGCTGGTCGCAAACGCAGCCCGTGTACATCGCATAGCGCGGGACTTCGGGCATGCCCGTTTCGATGGCCATGCTTGGCAGCGACCAGTTGCCCGACTGGAACGTGTGGGTCTTGGGCGTCGTGCCGGTGGTCGTGGGACCTCCGAAGGCGGCCTTCAGCCAGAGGCCAAAGTTCTCAACATCAATCGGCACCACGACATCGCCATCCGCCGTGACCGCATCCTTGATTGGGGCCAGCGGGTCGCGCCCCTGGCCCAAGAGCTCCGAGGCAATCAAAGGTTGCTCAGAGCCGAGCGTGGTGCTGGCGAAGGGCACCGTGCGGAACCCTGTGGCGGGCGCAGTGCCATAGACTGTCTCGAACGCCAGCGCCATTTGCGCCCGCGCCCCATGGGGTCGTGCCATTGTATTCTCCTATCGCGATTGAGGGTCAGGCCAGCGGGTTGGCTGTTGAATAGTGCAACGTGATCGGAATGATCCCAGCCTTCAGAGATGCAGCCCCTTCAATGGCGAGATCGACAGGTTCAGGAGCGTCGGGTTCCGCCCAGTCGCAAAGCCCCCGCAATGTGCGGTCGGCAGCAATGACGGCGCCAACCTGCGCTGCCAGCGCATCGAACAGACCATCCCGTGCTGAGGCGCTTTGCACGATCACCTCAAGGTCGGCCCTATGTTGATAATGAAACATGAGCGGCGACAGCGTCACACTCGGCTCGCCCGGGTTGCCGTCGCGCAAGATCATCAGCCCCGCAGGTGGGATGCGTTCGGGCAAGACCTCGCCTCGCAACACTGGCACATGCGGGATCGTGCGCAACAGATCCGCCAGGGCGGTGAGGATGGTTTCGCGGGAAGATGCCATGATTGTTCTCAAATCCGAGTATGTTAGATTTCCCGGCGACGGCTATTGAATGGAAAGACTGTGTCGCGAAAACCGAGCCATGGTTGGAGTACCGCTCAACAAGGCGGTTTTAGACCTGGCGGTCCAGTGCGCACCGTTTACCAAAAGCCTGCAGCCATTGACCAAACGCTGACCGTGTTCCAAGCAGCCGCCTGTGGTTACGACCTGAGCTCTTTGTGTCAAAACCCGAAGTGCCTGAACAAAACAAGGAACAGTGCAGCCAATTTAGCTGCAGATTATCCCAGGCTTGCACATCTCACGCTCGATAAGATTTCGCGAGACGTTCCTTGCAAGAAATGCAAGTCCAGCGGGAGCCTCATCTTGATTTATTGTCGGACGTAACTTCGTTAGCCTCCACCTGTACGTCCTACCCAGTTCGCCACAATCGCACCCGGAATTCGCCCCAGCGCCGCTTCCGCCGCCTTCGCCAAGTCCAACCGTTTGGTGAGCTTCACCTGCCGGACCAGTAGGAAGATTGGCACGCTGGCGAGGCCGCGGCCGGACTTTGCGCGAGAAGCCACGCCAAGGCCGCGACTGTTTAACCGCCCCTCCGCCACAAGGAGGCTCGGGCCGCGCGCCCGGTAGATGAACCGCAGGGGTACACCGCGTCGGCGCTCCCACTCTGCTGGTGTGATCCGACCGCCACGCGTGGATTTGCCAGCCGCAGCGGTCGGGATGGCAAGCCAAAGGCCGCTTTTAGAGCGGATGAGGGGGCCGGTGTCATGCGCGCCGATGATCACCGGCGCGTTTGACCAGATAAGGGCGGCCGCGTTCAGGCTTGGCCGACCTTTCGGATAGTCCTCCGAACGAATGGTCCGCGCCAATCGGGTCCCGAGCCCGGCACCCGTGATCTGCCCGCGCCAATCAGTCTTGAGACTGAGGGCTGCGCCACGAACAGCATCTGAGACGGCTTGTTCCCCGGCGAGGAGCTCGGCCCGCATATCGGCCGCGATACTGCCGGAGATCTCAAGGCGAAGTTTCACGCTGGTGCCGCCTCAATGGTCCAAATCAGGCGATCCCGATCTCGGATTGGCTCGCCCCGGATGAGGAAGGTCTCATCCCCGATGAGGATCTGCTCGTCTGGGCGGGGCGCAGGCAATTCTGAGACGCGCACATCAAAGCGCATGGTCTCAGAGACCAGACGCGCGGCCCCGAACGTGGTCACATCGTCATTCCGACGCATGATGATGCGGATCCGGGTGAACTGCCCTTCACTGTCGCGATGCCAGGCCTCATGGGCGAGGTTCGGATCAGCGAAGAGCAGATCGAGCGCAGCGGCAAAGGCCGTCATGTCTCAATGGCCTCAGTTCGAGCTGAAGATCCGGATCGCCAGCCGCGGGCGCTTGTTCACCGGCAGGATCGAGGCTTCGGTCATCAGATCAATCCAGCGGCCTTTGGTGTCCATCATCTGGCGGGCATAAAGCGGCAGGCCGACCGTGTTGGCCGTCTCCAGCAGGTTGGCCGGCCCGCCATAGGTGGTGAAGGTGTCGAAGGTCCCAAGAGGGAAGGCGATGCCCTCGCCCGCGGGGATCAGGCGTTCCGAGGTGCCGTTCGAGAGGGTGACCGAGCCGTTGTATTCCTCGAAGAGGATGCCTGCGAAGGGGAAGGCCCGGCGCATGTCCTCGCGAAGAGGCTGGCCGCCGGTGGCTGAGAAGAACTTATAGGCTTCCTCGGTTTTCGGGTGGCTGATCAGCTTGTCGAAGAACTCGGAGCTCACCAGCGCATGGGCCGTCGTCATAGTCTCGCCTAGGAGGCTATCCTCAATCCCGCGCAAGGTCGTGCGAACCTTGCCCTGGATGTTGGTGCCGGCCGTGCCGAAGACGAAGTCGACCGAGATCATCTCCAGCCCGAACTCGGTGAAGTAGTTGTAGAGGGTCGTGCCTGCGCCGTCCTTCACGATGCCGCGGAGCGCGTTCATCTCCATGTATTCGCGGGTCTGGGCATGCTTGCGGCGCATCAGAGTCAGCTTGCGGTTCATCACCTCCACGAGTGGATCGGCCGCGTCCGACAGGCCCAGCGCGGGCATGCCCTGAATATCGGCTGGCAGGATCACATCATCATGCGGGATCCAGGGCAGGGCGAAGCTGCGCATCGAACGGGCTTCCCGATTGCCCACCGTCGCGGGCGCGCCCAGCGGCACGGAGGGCAGGAGGCTCAAAACGCCTTGGCGCTGTTCGATCACGATCGAGCGCTGGGTGACCCCTTCAAAGCGGAAGAGGCCGATCTGGCCAAGACGGGTGTAGAGGTTGGGCAGGATGTTGATGGCCTGCGTCATATCGGCGAGCGAATAGCCGCCCGCGTCAAACGGGTTGCGGGTGATGGTCATGGCAGAACTCCGGGGAAAGATGGGCAGGGGTGAGGGGCGCGCAGTGTCTGGGGCGAGATCAGGCGGTATCGCGCGGGATGATGCCTAGTCCGGTCAGCTGAGCGTATTTGGCGGCTCTCTTCGTGGCATCATCAACACTGGCGTCGAAAACCAGCGCCGCCTTCGAGACGATGGCGGGGCCACGCAGGATCACCACTGCGTTTGCATCTGCGCTGGTCGCATCAACGTCATCAAGGAGCATGCCGGCCGCGTGCTGCGCACCATCGGTGCCGGCGGCCGTACTGAGTTTCATCTTGCCACTCGCAGTGATGCGGCCAAGCACGGCGCCAACGCGGTAGTTGGTACCTGCAAGAAGGGTGACGGTCTCGCGGGCGAAGTTGGGGTTCAGCTCGTATTTGAGGACATCGCCCATGTTGGGCGGTTGGGTCAGCACGGGCATTGGCAATCTCCGAGGTTGAGGGGGTCAAAAAAGAAATCCCCCGCCGGGGAGGAACGGCGGGGGATCAGGTGGGCGGTGCAGGTCTCAGGGGCTGGCGGCTCAGCCCCTGCTGCCCACCGAGGCAGCCTTCTTCGCGGCGGCCACGATTGGGCTTTCCGCAGATTTGGGCAGAACGGGCGAAGGTGGGGCCGCGACGATGTCGCGGGCATCCGCTGTCGCGGCGGCGCGTTGAAGGACCAGTTTGCGCAAGGCCTCCGGCGCGGTGCCCTCGCGCAGCGCCTTCGCGGCATCGATCGCGATGCCGAGCCGGCCCGCTTGCGCTGCGATCTCGGCGATCTCGGCTGCCGCCTCGCGCAACTGCGCCGAGAGCTCTGCCAGATTGCTGGGCGCTGGGGCAGCAGCCACCGGTGGCTGAGACGCCGCCGAGGTCGGGGTTGGCGTTGATGATGGCGCAATGGCGGCATCGGTTTCGCCCTCTGCAGTGTCCGTCACATCAGCGTCGGTGTCCTGCGGGCT